CTCTCCTGCGGCCCGTCGGAGCGCTGGCGGGAATGTTGGCTGTGTTGGCTGAATGTTGGTCGCGGGCCAACATTCAAAAACCCAGTCCCCGTAAGGGATATATGTATATATATATATATATGTTGGTATGTTGGTTGTTCTTCTCTCTCTCTCTCTCTCTCTCTCTCTCTCTCTCTCTTAGGGACGTTCACACGGATACACACACCCGGAAGCAGCCAACATAGCCAACAAGCCAACATTCGCCACAAACCTCTTGCGCTGGAACGAATCTGAATGTTGGCAAGCCGCCAACAGAGCGGCCAACATTCGCCGCTAGCCAACGTTCCGGGCCTGTCTCGTACTGCGTCTCGTGATCCGTAGATGAGATCACAGCAACGGGTGATCAGCCCCCGATCCGTCGCACCACCACGCACCACCACCACGCATCACCCCGCCATGCCCCAAGCCGCCACCACAGCCGCCCCCACCCCCTGGCTCCCGCCCATTCCCGGCCTCCACCGCCGCGACCCCGAACACCGGTACTGGCTGGGGGAGGTGGAGTTCCCGGTGAGCGTCACCGGCGTTCTGTCGGTGCATAAATCGCCCTACGCCCTGGGCCGCATCGAGGCCACCCGCGCCACCTGGGAACCCCGCGGCAACCAGACACACCGGGCACTGGAGCTGTTCCTGGGTCTCCGCCGCCCCGGCAACGATGGCGCCGGCGCGGCTGAGCTGCAGGAACTGGAGGCCGGCGACTACCGGGACTGGATCAAGCCGCTGATCACCGACCCTCGGTGGGACCTGGTGGAGGTGATCGCCAGCGAACGGCCCACCTGCTGCCTCAGGCGCCGCGTAGCAGGCACGTTCGACTTCGCCTACGTGGATGACACGCTGCCGACGCCTCAGCGGCCTCCCTGGGCCTCTGAGGGGCCTCCCAGGGTGCTGGCCGATCTGAAGACGTTGGGTGAGGCGGGGAGCACCTACAGCACCGCTGCCCAGCTGGGGGGCTACATGGCCCTGGAGGCGACCCACGGCCTCTGGTATGACTACGGCCAGACCCTCTGGGCCCGGCCCGGCCGGACGGCCTTCTCCCCCCTCTACAGCCGCTCCAAGTGCCTGCTGGCGTGGGCTGGGGCCTGGGCCGCCTGGCGGGCGCTTCACCCCGGCGGCCGGGCTGGCATCAGCCTGTGAACGAATGCGACAGACCCACCACAGCGGGCCTTACTCATGTTGTAAGGTTGGCGGGCTGGTGGGTCAATCCTGCCGGCGCAACACCACACCTACAGCCATGCTTCGTATTAATCCACAGCGGACAGGTGACCTAGCCCTGTTCCTGTTCTTCCTGGCCATCTTCGCGGCAGTCATTCATGGCTGACCTTGACTACAGCCAGTTGGGCGCTGATGCAATCCTCAATATGATCACTACCAACCGGGCCGCCATCGCCCGGCTGCAAGCCATCGACGCAGCTCTGCTGGATCGGTTAGATCAGCTGGCCGAAGCTGGCGAGGTAGACCAAGGCGGCTTCAGCCACAATGACTGGAGCTTTAGCTATTGCGCCGGCCGCACATCTTGGAGCTACCCCGAAGACATCAAGGAGATTGAAGCCATCCTTAAGACTGCCAAAAAGACGGCAGAAGGCAACGGCAGCGCAACCCTCAAGACTGGCGCTCCATTCTGGACAATCAAACCCCCGAAGTTTTGACCCCATGGACATCACCACCGCCAACGAATCACTACTCGGCCGCTCCACCGTGGCCCTTGCCGAAGCGCTCGATGCCGCCGGCATCAGTGACCAATGGATGCAGTCCGCCGCCGCTGCTGTGCTCGCGCACGCAGCCGCTGAGCTGATCGCCCACGAGCAGGCCGCAGGCCGGCCGCTCACCTGCGAGGAGGCCGTGGCCTTCCTCTTTCGTGGCGCGGAGGGCAAGCCGTGAGCGCCACCAACCCGACCATGCGCCGCCTGCTTCCTTTCATCGAGCAGGCCGCCGCCGCCCTGGAGTCCGACCGCCTGGCCGCGCAGGAGCTGGCCGAAGCCGCCCGCGAGGCCATGGCATGCCAAACAGCCGAGGATGCCTACCAGGCCGGCAGGCAACAGGGAAAGCAGGAGGAGCGTATCTGCATCCTGGCGACCCTTGAGCACGCGCACGAATGGGGCGCCACCAGCTGGCCTTCCCTTCGCCGCGCCATCGAGGCCAGCGCATGACCTGCTCGGCCTTCACCGCCATCGATCCCCAGGCCCCCCGCCCTGATCGCTTCCGCGTCGGTGACGTGTGGGCATTGGAGGGCCGGCGCTACCGCGTGCGCCGTGGCGTGGGGGAAGGCCTGGCCTGCCTCCAGCCCCTCAGCGGCCGGGGCTCACGCCTTCACCTGCGCCGCGATTCGGTGGCCCGGTTCCTGCGGATCTCCTGGGGTGGGCAGCCGTGAGCCGTGAGGCCCGCATCCTCGGCATTGACCCCGGCCTGTCCGGCGGCTTGGCCCTGCTCCACAGCGGAGCCATCATCCAAGCCGCCGCCATGCCGGTGGTGAAGGTGGCCGGCAAAGGAGAGATCGATCTAGCCCGCCTCGGTGCTCTCCTTCGGGACTGGGCCCCCAGCCACGCATGGGTGGAGCAGCAACAGAGTATGCCCCGCCAAGGCGTGGCCTCCAGCTTCCGCACCGGCCAGAACTACGGCGCCCTGCTGGGCTTCCTGCAGGCCAGCGGCGTGCCGGTCACCGTCGCGCGGCCCGCCGTCTGGAAGCGCGCTATGGGCGTGCCCAGTGACAAGGCGGCAGCCGTGGCGATCGCCTCCAGGCTGCTTCCCTCTTCCTCTCACTGGTGGCCGCGGCGCGGGGATGATGGCATTGCTGAGGCCGCCCTGCTTGCGGCCTACGGCAGCAGGCAGGCCGGATAATGCGCTGCACCCTGAATCCCGGGCAACATGTATTGCATGTCCGGCCCGTAGATCGTGAGCCTGCTGACGGTTGAGGTTGACGCCAGCCAGGTGAGCGCCATGGCCCGATGGGTGGCCGCGGCCCATGGGGAGCTGGGTTGGACAACGGCGCGCGCTATGAGCAGCAGCGCCAAGGACGCCAAGGAAGCGTTGAGACGGCAGGTGCTACCCAAGATCCAAGGGGGCCCTGTGGCCTGGACACGGCGCGGCCTGGTGGCCTCATTCGCTAAGCCTGAGAACCTGTCTAGCTATGTCGGCTTCAACTACGGGGAGAGGCTGAACACCGGGGCAGGATTCAACCCACAGTCAGGCGGCACACCCTCGGGCCGTTACATGGAGCTGCAATCCCGTGGCGGGGATCGGGGGCCCAAGTCCACCGAAGTCAAGCTGAGGCGGGCCGGGTTGATCGGGCCGGATCAGTTCATCACGCCCACTGGCCGCGGCCTCAAGCTGGACCGCTACGGCAACCTCAAGGGGCCGCAGTACACCCAGGTCCTCTCCAGGCTGCGGGCCTTCTCTGATGCGGGCTACACCGCCAACGCCACCCGAGGCGCAGATCCTGGCTCGCGTGGCCGCAGTGGCGCTAAGCGCCGCGAAAGGGATTTCTTCATGCTCCGATCCGACGGCACCGGACCAAGCCGCTGGCAGCTTGGTGCCGAGCCAATAGCCGTAGCCGTCCGCACTGGCCCAGGGCCGAAGGGCGGGACAGGCAAAGGCAGCGGCAAGCGTGGCCGGCCGCAGACTATCGGTTATCGGAGGAAGTTCACACGAGTTCTTAATGTTGTTGATCAACCAAACTACGAAAGGAGATATGACATTAAGGGCATTGCCTTAAAGGAATACAATAGAGTATTTCGTCAGCACTTTATGGCCGCGCTGGATAGAAACTTAAAACGCAAACGATAGGTATAAGTAGAGGGTAACAAGTTGGAGAAAATTTTGGGTCCTTCTTGGCCTCCTGATTTTGAGGTGTATTCAAACCACGGTTTCTATCTTGATAACGGTGTCAAAAGAGTGTGACAAGCTAGGTCAGGACAGGATTTTCCCCTCCCTAGGCCGGGTTTGTCACATTAGCTTGTCACAGTCGCCGCTAATGTGACAGCCAAGTGTGACAAGCGTTTCAGGTGCTGATCACGGTTGATCAGGCGGCAACTGTGCTCGGTTTCAAGAGCCGAGGCAGCGTCTACAGGAAGATCCGGTCAGGCGAGCTGCCGACCGAGCCGGGGCCGAATGGCACCCGGCTGATACAGCGCGAGGGGTTGGAGGAGCTGTGGGGACAGATCAGCCGTAGGCAGACCAACAGCGCTCCACGGCCGCTGCGGCCGGCCGCCGTGCGCCAGGCGCCACCAGAGCCAACCCCAGCGGCCCCAGCGGCGCCGCAACGCCCGCGCGCTGCTGATGGCGAGGTGCCCGACTACAACGATGAGCGCGCCAGGCATGAGCGCGAGAAGCGACTGCTCGCTGAGCTGGCACGACAGGAGAAGGAGCGCGAGCTGTTGCGCCGCGAGGATGTAAAGCTGGCCTGGGGCCAGGCCGTCAACATCACCCGCACGCGGCTGTTGGGGGTGCCGAGCACGGCGAAGCAGCGGATTCCTCATTTGGACTTGGAGGAGGTGGAGCTACTGACGGCGCTGATCCGCGATGCGTTGGATGAGCTGGCGGCTGGGGAGGTGCGGGCGTGATCACGGCCGACGTGGGGGAGTTGATGGCGCAGATCCTGGGGGGCTTCAAGCCACCGCCGCGGCTGCGACTGAGCGACTACGCGGATGAGTTCGCGGTTATGACCGGCAACGCGGCAGAGAAGGGAAGGTGGAAAACACTGCCATACCAGCGGCAGATCCTCGATTCGTTCACCGATCCAACGGTTGAGACGGTGGCGATAATGAAGAGCGCGCGGATCGGCTGGACGAAGATGCTGGGCGTTGTGATTCAGCAGTTCAGCCACCAGGACCCGTGCCCGGTGATGATTGTGCAACCGGTTAAAGAAGACGCAGAGGGATATAGCAAGGAAGAGGTAAAGGCACTGTTTGAGGATACGCCGTGCTTGCGTGGGTTGATCTCAGAGAGCAAAGCTAGGAACACTGCGAGTAATACGATTCTGCTGAAACAGCTGTCTAATGGTGGGCTGATTGATATTGTGAACGCCGCAAGCGGTCGCAGCTTCCGGCGCAAGTCGCGGAAGGTGGTTCTATTTGATGAGCCGGACGCTTACCCGAAGCTGGACGAAGGCGACCCGATCAAGCTAGGCCGCAATCGGGCGGACTACTATTGGGATCGAAAGATTGGATTAGGTGGTACTCCGATCTTCAAGGGAGGCAAGACTGAGGAGTGGTTTCTGCGTGGTGATCAGCGGCGCTTCTATGTGCCGTGCCCTTTCTGCCAGGTGATGCAGGTATTGAGGTGGGAGCAGATGATCCGCGAGGGCGAGAATGCCGGCCGGTACGAATGCGAGAACTGCGCCGAGCCAATCCCACACAGCAAAAAGCGATGGATGGTGGAGCGCGGCGAGTGGCGAGCAACGGCGGTAAGCCAGCAGCCCGGGCTAGTGAGCTTCCATATCTGGGCGGCCTACAGCTACAGCCCTGCGGCCGACTGGGCCGTCTTGGTGCGGGAGCACGCCGAAGCCCTGCAGGCAATGCAGAAAGGCGACCCAGACGCCATGCAGGCGTTCCATAACACGGTGCTGGGGGAACCATGGGAAGACACGATCACTACGAAGCTCACCGGCGACGAACTGGAGAAGCGCCGCGCGGACGTGTCGGCCGGGAATGGGTACGCCGATGGCGTGGTGCCTGATGGCGTGCTGATGATCACCGCCGGGGTGGACCGGCAGGGCGGCGGCGGCACCACGGATGAGCGGCTGGTGGTAACGATCTGGGGATGGGGCCGCGGGGAGGAAGGTTGGCACCTGGGGCATTTTGAAATTGACGGCGACCCGGAGCACGCCGACACGTTGAATCAGCTTGATGCGGTGGCGGGTACTCGATGGCGCCGGCAGGATGGCACCGAACTGCGAATGAAGATCGGCGGGATTGATGATGGCGGCAGCCCTTCATATGAGATGCGGAAGTGGTGCATGGGCCGCGGCGGGCTGTGGGTGCCGATGAAGGGATCTGGCGTTCAGGGGAAGGTGCTGATCGGCAAGGGTGCACCGGTGGAGGTGGACAGGCGCAACAAGGGCGTAAGCGGCAAGCAGGCGCGTGGCGTGCTGCTGTATGAGCTGGGCTATGACGCGAGCATTAAGCAGCTGCAGACCCGGCTGAGAATCGACACCCCGGGGCCGGGGTATCTGCATCTAGGCGTGGCCAGCTCGGATGAATTCCTGGCGGAGCTGTTCCCATGGAAGCGCATTCCGAAGCGCGACAGGGGGCAAGTGAGCTATCGCTGGGAGATGCCTGCGGGATCGCATGACGAAGGCGGCGACTGCACCAGGATGGCCTATGCCGCCCTCCAGCTGGTGGCTAGGCGCTACAACCGGGCGACCATGTGGGATCAGATCGAGGCGAGCCTAGGCAAGCTGCCCGAACAGCAGCGGCCCCGCCCAAGGCCACAGCCGGCGCCGCGATCCGGCGGATTCGTCGGGAGCTGGTGATCTGTGGCGCCGCTACTCTGCCGGTAGGTAGGCGATGCAATGACCGTTCCGGCGACTATTCGAGCGGGTGACACTGCCCAGTGGATCGAACCGCCGCAGGTTGACCTAGGCGGCAACGTAGCAACGTCCGCCGCGTGGTCGTTCGTTAGCTACCTGAGGTTTCCCAAGGCCAGCGAAGCGGCCACTGTGACGGGCACAGCCCGCAGTGATGGCGGCTGGCTGATGAGCATTAGCGCCACCACAACGGCCGGGTTTGATCCTGGCTTGTGGTCGTGGCAATCAAGGATCACCAGCGGCGCGGTGGTGATCACGGTGGGATCGGGCACCTTCGAGGCGCTGCCGAACCTGAGCTATACGGGCACGGCCGCCAGCTTTGATGGCCGAAGCCAAGCGCAGCAGGATCTAGATGCGGTCGAACTGGCGATCCGCACCCTGGTCAGTAAAAACGCCAAGTCGTACACCATCGGCAGCCGATCTTTCACCTCTCAGGATCTAAGCGAGCTGATCAAGTGGCGGGCAGATCTGCGGGCGATCGTGGCCCGTGAGACCGTGGCCGAGAAGATCGCCGCGGGCCTCGGCAACCCGCATAACCTGTTCGTGAGGTTCGGCTGATGGGCAAGGCGAAGCGCAGCGGCAAGATCGCCAAGCCCGCCCCGGCGGCGCCGCGGCGCCGCGCCTACGAAGGCGCGATGATGTCCCGCCTCACGGCGGACTGGGTGACGGGCTCCACCAGCGCGGATGCGGAGATCGATGGCAGCCTGGTGCGGCTGCGAAACCGCTCGCGCCAGCTGGTGCGGGACAACCCGTACGCGCGCCAGGCGATCCGCGCCATTGGCGCTAATGTGGTCGGGCGTGGCATCAGGATGCAGGCGCGGGTGCCGATGCTGCGCGGCGCGGGCCGGCTGGATCAGCGGCTGAATGGGGTCATCGAGGGCGCATGGGCCCGATGGTGCCGGCCGAGCATCTGCCATGCCGCGGGCCGCCTGTCGTTCCCTGAGGTTTGCCGGCTGGCGGTGTGCGCCATGGCCGAGAGCGGAGAGGTGTTCATCAGGATCGTTCCTGAAGCATTCGACGGCGGCGCAATTCCGCTTGGCCTGGAGATCATCGAGGCCGACTACTGCGACGAAGGCAAGAGTTCTGGCCCCGACGCGCAGGGCAATGAGTGGCGCATGGGCGTGAAGGTCAACCGGTGGGGCCGGCCCGTGAGCTATGCGTTTCGCAGTCGGCACCCTGGCGACATCGTGAACGGGATCGGCCACGAGGTCCGCGAGGTGCCGGCCGATGAGATCATTCATCTGCTGATCACCGAGCGACCGGGGCAGACCCGCGGCGTGCCGTGGCTGTCCGCTGCTGTGAAGCGGCTCCACCACCTGGCGGGGTATGAGGAGGCCGAGGTGGTGCGGGCCCGAGCCAGTTCGAGCCTTATGGGATTCATCACCAGCTCTGAAGGTGAGCTACAGGGGGATGAGGTCTACGACGGCGAGCGGGTCAGCAACTTCGAGCCGGGCGTATTCAAGTACCTGGCGGCCGGTGAATCTGTCACGGTGCCGCAGCTGGATGCGCCTGACGGGCAATTCGAACCATTCCTTCGGGCGATGCTGCGGGCCGTTGCTGCTGCCATCGGCTGCAGCTACGAAACGGTTAGCCGTGATTTCAGTCAATCCAACTACAGCAGCTCGCGGCTAAGCCTGCTGGAGGATCGTGAGAACTGGAAGACGCTCCAGGATTATCTGATCGATCACCTGCTGCGCCCGATCTTCGAGCGATGGATGGCGGCCGGCGTGGCGGCCGGCGCGCTGTCCCTGCCCGGCTACGACACATTCCCCGACCGCTACGAATCCGTGCGGTGGTTCCCGCGGGGCTGGGAATGGGTTGATCCGGCCCGCGAGGTGGCGGCCTATAAAGACGCCGTGCGGTGTGGATTCAAGACACAGGCCGACGTGGTGGCTGCTGGCGGCGCCGACCTGGAGGATGTGCTGCAGGCCCTGGCGGATGAGCGCGCACGGGCGCAGGAGCTGGGGCTGACGCTTGACATTGACGCGGGCAAGGTCAGCAACGCCGGCATCACGCAGGCCAGGCCGCCTGGCTCCATCATTCCGCAGGATGCCTACGCGCCTGATGACACAGCAGCCGAGGCTGAATCCAGCGGCGAAGCGGTGGAGGATGACAGCCCAGGCGAGCAGGAGGGCACGGCCGAGGATGAGCAGGAAGACGCCATGGAGGAAGACGCCATGGAGGACGCCAGCTGATGGCCACCGTCAACGGGGTTGAGATCGATCTGCAGCCGACCGAGGCGATGCAGGCCGAGGCTCGCCGCTACCGGGAGTGGAAGGCCGAGGGCCAGCAGGGCGGCACCGAGGTGGCGGCTGCCAGGGCCAGCCAGATCCTGAGCGGTGATGAGCTGAGCCCCGACACGGTGATCACCATGGCGGCATGGTTCGCCCGCCATGAGGTGGACAAGGCCGGCGAAGGATTCAGCCCTGGTGAGGATGGCTACCCATCACCCGGCCGCGTGGCATGGGCGGCATGGGGTGGCGACCCCGGGCAAAGCTGGGCCGATGCCAGAGCCTCCAGGATCAAGGCCGCGCAGGATCGTGCCGGGCTGGGCCATGAGGCAACAGGCGAAAACAATAATCCCGCTACTCTGCCTGTAATCCCAAGCTCTGCCGTGCAAGTCCGCGACTACAACCGCGACCCGCTGCGCCGCATCGCATCGTTTGATGCGGCGGCAGTGAGCGAGGAATCCCGCTCGCTTGAGTTTTCGTTTTCCAGCGAAGCCCCTGTAGAGCGATGGTTTGGCAGCGAGGTGTTGAGCCACGCTGCCGAATCGGTGGACCTTAGCCGCCTGAACGACGGCGCTCCCCTGCTCTGGAATCACAACCCGGATCAGGTGCTGGGAGTTGTCGAGCGTGGCTGGATCGATGGCACAAAGAAGCGCGGCATGGTGTCGGTTCGCTTCTCCCGTAGCGCATTCGCCGAGGAGAAGCTGGCTGACATTCGTGATGGCATCCTTCGGAATGTCTCGGTTGGCTACTCGATCAACGACGTAGACCAGCGATCCGACGGCTCTATCGTTGCTACTTCGTGGCAGCCGATGGAGGTGTCGGTAGTGAGCGTGCCAGCAGATCAATCAATCGGGATCGGGCGAAGCCTGGGCCCGATTGATTCAGCGGCCCCGGCCGCAACCTCAACCCCTCCCAAATCCACAACCATGGAATCCCTCGACCTGACCCAGGAGCGGGCGGCGGCTGCGGCCGATGCCGTGACCGCTGAGCGCAGCCGCATCGCGGCGATCACCAGCCTTACCCGCGAGCACGGCGCCGATGACTTGGCCGGCGATCTGATCGCCTCCGGTGCATCCGAAGCCGATGCAATGCGGAGCGTGCTCGGCACCATCGCCAAGCGCACCAAGCAACCCGCCCAGCCGGCAGCCGCTGCCGCCCAGCCCATCGCTGGTGGTTCGGCTGACATCGGCCTGAGCGAGCGCGAGGCCCGCAGCTACAGCTTTTTGCGCGCCATCCGTGCGCAGGCATTCCCTCAGGATGCGGCGATGCAACGTGAAGCCGCCTTTGAGCGCGAGGTGAGCGAAGCCACCGCTGCCCGCATGGGGGTGGATCGTGATGGGTTCCATGTTCCTCACGACGTGCTGAAGCGGGACCTCACCGTTGGGCTGCCCAGCGGTGGCGGCGACATGGTGTTTACCGACGCGCGGCCCGGCAGCTTCATCGAGCTGCTCCGCAACCGGCTGGCGTTGACCACCCTGGGCGTTACCACCCTGACCGGCCTCAGCGGCCCCGTGGCCATCCCCAAGCAGCTCACCGGCGCTACCGCCTACTGGCTGGCCGAGAAGAGCACGAGCACCGAATCTAGCCCGACCGTGGGCCAGGTGAATCTCACTCCCAAGACCCTTGGCGCGTACACCGAATACAGCCGCCGGCTACTGCTGCAAAGCTCCATCGATGTGGAAACCTTTGTCCGCAATGAGCTGGTAACGGTGATGGCACTGGAGATCGACCGGGCCGCCCTTTACGGCACCGGCTCCACCAGCCAGCCGCAGGGCCTGAAGAATATCACCGGCATCAATACGGTGGACTTCGCTGCCAACGCTCCGACCTATGCAGAGATCGTTGAGATGGAAACGCAGATTGCGGCCGACAATGCCGATATTGCCGCCATCTCCTATCTGACAAACGCCACCCGGTACGGTGGATTCAAGACCACCGAGAAGGCATCCGGCACGGCTCAATTCATCCTTGAGCCCGGCGGCACGGTGAACAGCTATTCGGTCGTTCGCTCCAATCAGGTGGAGTCCAATGATGTCTGGCTGGGCGTGTGGAACACGATGATTATGGGCATGTGGGGCGCTATCACCCTGCAGGTCAATCCCTACGCCCTGGATACGTCCGGCGGCGTGCGGGTAACCGCCTTCCAGGATGTGGATGTAGCCGTCCGCTATCCCGAATGTTTCTGCCGCGGTAACAACACCCTCTGATGATGAGAATCGAGATCCTGAAGCAGACCAGCATTGCCGGCTCACCCGCGAGGGTGGGCCAGGTGATCGAGGCCAGCGATTCTGACGCTGCCATTCTGGTGGCCATGAAGAGGGCCCGGCCGGCGCATCAGGATCTCACCTCAGCCGCCATTGAATCAACCCCCGAGGTTCGCCCTCGACCCCGCAAACCCCGCCCCCTTTCCTAATCATGGGACTCACTCAGTACGCACTGGAGAAGCTGCAGAGCTTCCCGCTTCATCCGGTGGCTTCCGAATCCGCCACCTTCACCGGCGCTACCACCAACATCGCCGACCTGAAGGATTTCGAGGGAGACATTCTCATTTTGCTGGATTCAGGCGCCGCTGCCTCTTCCGGCACGATGACCGGCAAAATCCAGCACAGCCTGAATAGAGACGGCAGCTCGGTGTGGGATGACGTGACCGGCGGCGGCTTCACCGCTGTCGCTCAGGCCGCCTCTCGCCAGGCTCTGGTGCTGAATAGTGATGATCTGCGCCGGTATATCCGGTTCGTCGGCTCCATCGCCGCCAGCGGTACCACCATCTACTCGGTCGTTGGCTTCGCGCTGAAGAAGTACGACTGATGGCGATAACAGAGGATCTCACCCTCTACTTGTCAGACCACGGCGTCAGTGTCACAGCTGGCGCCGTTTCTGGCCTGGGTATCTTCGAGCAGCCGGGTGAGCTTGCCCTAGGCGGCGAGATGATGCTGATCGACTACGCCATCACATGCGAAGCATCGAAGTTCGGCAGCCTCAGCTACGGCGATACGGTGACTGTTGACGGAACTGCCTACACTGTAGAAAACAAGCCCACACCCATCGATGATGGGGCCTTTGTAACCGTTCCCCTCGTCAAGGTCTGACCCCATGGCCCTCGCTGCGATCACATCTGTCACCTTCGCCAGGCCGAGCAATACGACCGCCTACACGGCCGGGGATGTGATCGGCGCGGCTGATGGCACCACGCCTGCCAATGCTGGCAGCGCGATCCACTTGCTGGAAGGTGTCACGCAATCCGATCGATTCGTGATGCTGCAGGAAGTACAGCTGCTCATGTACCGCAGCGATGTGCCATCAGGAATGAGCGGCTTTCGGTTGCATTTTTACGATGCAACTCCGGCCGCGATTCTGGATAACGAAGCCTTCAACCTGGTTTCGGCTGATCGCACCCGCTGGCGTGGATCGGTGGACCTTCCGACCGCGACTGACCTAGGCGACACCATCGCTTCACAGCTGACCTATTGCGGGCTGCTGCTGCCCGTAGCGGCCGGCACTACCAACCTGTTTGTGCAGCTGCAGGCGCTGGGCGGCTGGACTCCGGCGAGTGGCACAGTGCATCAGATCCGGGCCCGGTTCGTGGAGGCGGGGATGTGAGGCGACCGCTGGCCCGTTCGCTGGCGCTGGGGAGGCCCGGCCTGTTCTATGGGTCGGCGGTGCGAGACTACCTGGACAGGGTGCGCGCGGCCGATGGTGAGGGCCTGAGTCGTGGCGTAACAAATGGCATCAACACCTACTTGAGCGGTTTGATCTCGGCGCAGCTGCTGGGCACCAGCGGCGGCGTAGTTTCTCAAGCCGCCAGTGTCATCAAATCCCACGTCATCCTGGCTGGGACGAACACATTGCCCGGTTGCCTGGTGCCTGTGGTTGGCACTGCGCCGACCAACGTGAACTTTGTGGCCGGAGATTATGACCGCAAGCTGGGATTAGGGGACCCTGCGAATGCGACCAAATACCTAGACACAAACAGGGCGAATACGGCGGACCCGCAGAATAGCCAGTCCATTGCCTATTACATCGCCAGTGGCACAACGGGCACGATGGCTATGGGGGGTGGGCCGACTACAGGACAAACGGCCGCATTTGTAAGCCCCACTTCGACATCAGCTACCAGCCCAATGCGATCTAGGTCAGACAGTGCCGTAACCGCCACCAGGGGCACTGTCGGTGTCACAGGATTTATCGGTCTTAGCCGCGGCACAGCAGCAAACTACATAACCCGGTTCAGCAACACGAACGAAACAATATCCTTCACTTCGCAGGCGTCGGGCGCCGGCAATATCTTTTTGTTTGCCAGGAACAACACCAGCAACAGCACGATTGACGTTTACGCGAATATGCGGTGCCCGTTCTATCACGTAGGAGAAAACCTAAATCTCGCTGTTCTGCAGTCCTTGCAAGATCAGTTGTTCGCCACCCTCCAAGCTGTCATCCCATGAGCCAGCCCCAAACCTTGGCCGATCTGCTGGCCCTCGGCGGCGGCCACCTGCCAGACGGCTGGGACGCCCGTGGCCATGCCCTGCTGCTGCCGGCAGAGGTGGCGGCTGCGGTGGCCGCGGCGCAGGCCCCAGATATGCGCCACCGAATCGAGCCAGTGCAGGTCAGCGGCTGGCCACCCTTCGGCATTGGCGCTGACATCTTGACGGAGGCGAATGGCATTTTCCTGCCCATCTTCCAGCCGCTGGATCGTGCGATGGCCGCTGAGGTGCTGGTAGTGTCCTGGGCCGATTTCGTCTCCCGCCTGCCGCCCGCGTCTGATGAGATCAGCTGATGCACAGCACCGCTGCCGTATCCGTGAGGCAAATCACACCAGGGATGCCACAATGGACGCAGGATGATCGGCAGCAGTGATGCCTGATATGGATGACAGCAGCGAGATCCGCGCAGAGATTCAGAGCCTTCGTGGCGAGATGGGCACGCTGTTCGCGCAGCTCACGGGCCAGTTGAACACGCTCAGCGCCATCCTCACCGAACGGCAGGAAGTCCAGCGGCAGTTGGTGGGCGACGTTAATATCTTGTTTGATCGACAGCGGCAATTTGAGGCCCGGTTATCGGCCATTGATCACGAGCGGATGGATAGCCGAATCACTGCTATCGAAAACATGCAAGGCACACACAGGGAGAGGCTGGCGCAGACCGCGCTAATGGCCGGCATCGGCGGGATCTTGCTGGCAGCGGTAGCGGCGGCGGTAGCGGGCCGGCTGATGGGACAGAAGACCAGCCACGTACCGCCGCCGCCGCCTGTGGAACGCATCATCTCGGTAGCATGACTGCAGCAGACCTGCGCAACCTGGCGATGGCGCCCGACGACAACCCGCAGGCCATAGCCGACATGGTCCGATCGGCGCTGCCGATGGTGGTAGCTAGCACCTGCCTGGTGATGATCGGAACGAGCCTCAATATGTGGAGCACACAGCAGCTAATCCAGCAACATATCCAGACCATCCTTAAATCCGACGCAGCGCAGACAAGCAAAATCGAGCGAATGGCAGAGGAAGTCAACACGGTACGAGTTGACCACGGAATCACCAAAGCTAGGGTGGACATCATGGAGCGGCGAGGCCGATGATCTGGGCAACGCCCCTGCTACTGGTCGCCTACGTGGGCATCTGTGAGTACCGGGCACCCAGCCCCTGGCAAGCCTGTGACAACCGCTGGAACGTGGCCCTAGGCGTGCTGGTGCCCTCTCCTGTGGCGCCGCTGGCCCATAACCTGATGGCCCGCATGGGGCCGCTGCAGCGCCGCCGCCGATCTGACGCCACTCCCGAGCAGACCCCATGAGCAGCATCGCCGCGCAGATCCTGACAGCCCTGTCAACCACGCTCGCCGACGTGCCAGGCGTTGACGTGTTCGTGGATGATCCCGCCAGGTTGGTGAGCCGCCCTGATGGCGTGGTGCTGATGCTGGAGTGGGAGGAAGCAGCCGGCGGCGTGGACAACGAAACCCGCACTTGTGACGTGGTGTCCTACCTGCCGATCCTGGTGACGCTGTACTGCCCGAGGTCACCGGAGGACCCGCCAGGGTGGGATCTGTTGGACCCGTATTACGTGGAGCTGCACGGGAGGATCATGGCTGATCGGACCATCGGCGGCTTGGCCATGGATACGAAATCAATCAGCCGCCAACCGGAAAGCGGCGTGAAGGGCTGTGCTCTCCAGTGCCGCTACTCTGTCCAGTACAGAACCCGGCAGGAGGATGTAGAGCTTCAATGATCGACCTACCTTCTGGCCCGGGTGAGTTCATCCTTTCCGAGGATGGTAAATCCTGGCTCCCTGTGACCCCCGACCCCGCCCCTACCACCGCTCCCGAGGAATCCACCGATGGCCTTCAGAGATCAGATCGTTTGCGTGAAGGCCGAGGCGACAAGCGGAACAGCTGAAACCCTCGCCGGTAGCGATGCCATCCAAGTGGGCGCATTCACCCCCACCGTGCAGGATTTCACGGTCCTTGAGCGCACAGTGCTGGGCCCCCGGCCTGGCCCGGTCAAGGCGGCTGCCATGGTGGAGCGCAAGATCGGGTTCGAGATCCCGTTTGAGTTCGCTGGCAGCGGCACCGCTGGCACCGCCGGGGGCGTGGATAAGCTCCTACTGATGGCCGGATTCAACAAGGCCATTGTCGCCAGCACCAGCGTTACCTACTCGTTGGCCTGGCCCGCTCCGGCTACCACCTACACGGTCGCTAGCTTCATCGACGGCCAGCGGTACATGGGTGTCGGCTGCCGGGCTTCGTCATTCAAGATCAGCGCACAGGCTGGCGGTTTCCTGGAGGCCAGCGCCACCATCATGGGGATCTACCAGGCCCCCAGCGATACCGCCAACCTGACCCCCACCTTCCCCGCGCAGGCCAACCCTGTGGCGTTCAACTCGGCCGGCCTGGCGGCTGGCACGGTGACGCTGGGCGGTGTTGCCGTCTGCGTGGCTGAGTATGAGGTGGAGGTGGCGAACACGACGCAGTTCTACGATTACGCCGGCTGCACCCCTGAGGTGGCAATCCAGGATCGCACGGTGAGCGGCAGCATCACAATTTCGGCCACCGCCCTGGCCACCTATAACCCCTTTACCGCAGCGACCGCCAGCACCCTTGGCGCGCTGATCATCCCGGTGAACGGTGGCGCCGGCAATATCGTCACCCTTAACCACCCGAGCATCCAGTTCGGCGCTATTGAGGTGGTCGATCTGGATGGCAAGCGGGGCTATAAGATCCCCTTCACTCAAGTAGCCTCAGCGGCCAATCAGGAGTTTAACATCGTGATGACTTGATCATCACGGCGACACCACACCACCACACCTCTTCTAATTCATGGCTTTCGTTCTCAAGTCTTCGGCCGCTCCTTTGGTCTGGCCCGTTTCAATCCACGTTGCCCAAGATGGCGGCGACACTGAGGAGCAGGTAGTAAACCTGCACTTCCGGCAGATGAAGCGGTCGGAGTACAACGCATTGGCGGCCGAGCTGGCTATCAAAGCCTCCAAGATCACTAACGGTCAATTTTTCGAGGAAGACACTGAGCAGGCCGCTGATGATGTAAGTATCGCCTCTGCAATCGTGGTCGGCTGGGATACGGCTGGGGCTAACGCCCTGCTCCATGAAGACGGCTCACCGGTGCCTTTCACCAGTGACAACAAAGAGGCATTCATCAATGCCCCTGGCGTTGCCATGTGCATCGTGAAGGCGTACAACACCGCCACCAATGGTGAGGCCAAAGCAAAAAACTTCGTGAAGCCGCGCGGTATTGGCTCCGCCCGGTAGAGGTGGGCGATCCTGACCGGTTGCTTGAGTCAGCGGCCGGCCTGGGCATCACCCCACCGGAAGGCTGGATTCAAGGCGCTGCGCGGCAGGAAGAGCACTTTGAGGTGCTGCCGGATTGCTGGGATGCGGTGGTGCTGTTCCTGCGGTGTGACACTGACTGGAGCGTTAATCAAATGACGGGCCAGCTGCTGGGGCTGAGCCGTACCGGGCTGGTGAGCGTCGGTAGACTGATGGTGCCAGATCCGGCCCGATTGCTTGAGGTGCTTGACGACGTGCGCGTCATCGAGGCCGCTGTAATTGCCAACCAACCTAAGCCCAATGGCCGCTAACCTCGACGCCATCCTGAGAGTGACCGCCAAGGTATTCGGCGAAGAGCAGGTTTATGGTCTGGCGGGTTCGCTTAAGAAAGTAGAGCAAGCCGGCAAGGATGCAAAGGTCACGTTCTCTAGTGTGACCAGCAGCGCAACATGGCAAAGCATGGCCGTTGCCGCGGCAGGTGTTGGCGCGGCGTTGGCTGGATCGGTGGCGAAGGCGTCGGCCTTCCAGGGCGTTCTATCCGAGATTGGCAAGACCTCTGGGGCGGGAACGCAGGAGCTGCAGAAGCTGTCAGATGAACTGCTGAAACTGTCTAGCAGGGACATGACCAACTTGGCGCCAGAGAAGCTAGCTCGTGGCGTGCAGGATTTGGTGGGGGCTGGCCTTAGCCTTAAGGATGCAACCGCATCAATGGAAGCCCTTGGCAAAGTCGCAACCGCTACCAATTCGGATTTGCTAGACGTAACAAAAACGGGATTTCAGTTGCAGAACGCTTTGAAAATTAAGCCTTCAGAATTAAAGGAAACATTTGACGCGCTAGCTTTTGCCGGCAAGCAGGGGGCATTTGAGCTAAAAGATATGGCGCAATATATGCCAACAATCGCAGCAGCGGCCGGGACGCTTGGGATTGAAGGCAAGGAAGGGGCTATAAGCCTAGCGGCAATGATGCAGATGGTTAGAAAGGACGCACCCGACGCGGCGCAATCGGCAACCAGGCTAACCGATGCAATGTTGAAAATGACCGCGCCAGATGCGGTAAAGAACTTCAAGGCCTTTGGCGTCAACATTGAAGAGGTGTTAAAGAGCGCGAAGGCAAACGGAATCAACCCCATGGAAGCCGCCTTGGAAGAGCTGCAGCGGGTTACCGGCGGCGATGTGTTTAAGCTAGGTCAAATCTTCGGAGATAAAGAGGCAAAGCTGGCGCTTATGTCGCTTATGAAATACAGGGAAGAATTTGGAAAGCTAAAAACCGATGCAGCAAACGCAGCCGGCGTGATTGATAAAGATTTTGAAAAATCAAAAAATACATTTCAAGGCACTCTAGAAAGCCTGACCAATTCAATGGAGCGCATTGGCATTTCAATAGGTAATGCCCTGCTTCCTGGTATGACTGCGCTGCTTAATGTTGTGATGCCTGTAATTGAGGCATTTGCTGGCTTCCTCGCCGCTAACCCAGCATTGGCCGCAATAGTAGTTAGCATTACTGCACTTGTCGCTGGCATTGTCGTATTGCTGCCGATCATCGCAGCGGTGGCCGCTGGCTTTGGCGCCGTGCAGGGAATCATCCTGGCCATTCAAGGGGCTGCCTTTGCTGCCACGATTGCTGGTTGGCTTGGGGCCATCGGCCCCATGATCGCCGCGCTTGGCACGTTTGCCGCCGCCATTATCGGTTGGCCGCTTGTTATTGGCGCGGCTTTGATTGCGGTAGGCGTTTTGATCTACAGCTTCCGCGACAAGATCGGGGCGTTTCTTGTCAGCCTTGCAAAGGCTATCGGGGCTGGGATGGCTGCCATTGGCGACTTGATGAAGGAGGGAATTGCCGCGCTTTGGAAGTGGCTGGGTGATCGCTTTAATGACTTGGGCAAGCTGATAGGCGGCCTGGCTGATGGTGCTGGCAATATCTTGGGCAGCATCGGCAACGCCGTTCGGGACGCATTCATGGCAATCCCCAATATGCTCCGGACTGGTATCAATGCTGCCCTGAGCTGGGCAGCCAGCGGGGTAAATGGCTTGATTGGGATTGTTAATAACTTCATTGGGCAAGTCAACCGATTAGCCTCCGCCGTCGGGCTGCCGGGTTTGCCGTTCGTCCCCACAGTTCCTATCCCCCAATTCGCCGGCGGCGGGTACACGGGCAACGGCCCCACAGTTCCTATCCCCCAATTCGCCGGCGGCGGGTACACGGGCAACGGCCCCAGGGCCGGTGGCATCGACGGGCAAGGCGGCTTCATGGCGATGCTCCACCCGAGGGAAACGGTGATCGATCACACCCGGGGCCAGGCCGGTGGCCGCCCGGGTATCACCATTCAGACCGGCCCGGTGCTGCAGCAGGCGGACGGTTCGCGGTGGGTTTCCATGGATGACCTGGAGCGAGGGATGGCGATGGCTGTGGATCAGGCGCTTGGCATCGTGGCCAGCCCTGCCGGCCGCATGGCGCTAGGAGGTGCTTGATCGTGGCATCCCTCCCCGCCGCACAAGCCGCCCTACTGGAGCTGAGCGACGGCAATGGCACCATCTACCGGCGCTGGCAGAACCACTGGATCGACGCGGGCGTGACGTGGGAAAGCCAGCGGTGGGACTATCTCGCCTTCAACTGGGATGGCCTCACCGCAGGCGCGGCCGCGGCCTCCGATCAAATCACGATCACACTCCCCCGCGAAGGTGACGCGGGCGCCCTGGCTACCCAGGCGGTCGCGCTGCACTGGGCAGTCAACCTGCGGATCTACCAGCCCGACGAGACCGCTGCCCTCAGCGGCCCACCGGCCGGAATGCCCCTGCTCGACTCGGCCCTAGGGCAGGTGGTGGGCCTCACCGGCGACGCCACCACCCTGGCGCTGCGCATAGGCTCGGCGTTGCTGCCGGTCGGCGCGCAGTTCCCGCCGCTGTTGGCCACCACCAGGCTGATCGGGGTACCGTGCCGGCTATGACGAAAGCGGAAAGAGTCAGCTTCATCACCTCAGCCGCTAATGGCAAGCGGGCGCCGCAGGCTGCCGCCACCGCCGCGACCGGTAGCGGGCCGCTGGACCAGCCGCAGCAGGCAATGGCCATCGGTGAGCCGATCCCGCTGGTCTGGTGCCGGCGGCGCGGGAATGTGGGCGGGGTGCTGGTGTTCCCGCGGGCAACCGAGGCCCGCTTTGAAAACAGCCCGAGCAGCATTACGGCCTCGTACCACTGCATCCTGGGTGATGGCCCCATGGGGGGCATTGAGGTGCGTGACTTCCGCATCGGCGGCTGCCGGCGTGGCCGCTTCTCCCAGAACTACAGCACCAGGGCCGGCAGCTGGGACCCGGGCAACTTCGCCACCGCACAGACGGCCTACCAGGTGCCGACGTTCCCGGGCTTCACCGGCGGCGGCGGCGACTACTCCGGCCTCTCGACCCTGGAGTTCAGCAGCTCAGTTCCCGGCGGTTCGGATGACTGGAACAAGGGGGCCAACGTGTTCGTCCGTGAAGGCCGCACGGTGGAGCGCGGCCGGTTGTTGGATGCGACGGCGGGGCCGTCCGACAACATCGCCGATCTGGTGCTTCATGCCATCGAGCGCAGCAGCCGGGTTCCGGCCGGGCTGATCGACATTCCCAGCTTCCAGGCCGCGGCCCTGTTCACCGAGGCCAACGGGTTGTGGTTCAACGGTGAGATCCGAGAGCCTGCAAATCTGGGCGACTGGCTGGTGCGAATCCTGCCGCTGTTCCTGCTGCGGTGCACCAAGATTCACGGGAAGCTCGGCCTCCGGCCGCTGTTGCCGGTCAACGCAGACGGCACCATCAACACCGGCCGGTTATCGGCTAATTGGCTGGTGGATGAGGCCAGCATCGTGCCGGGTTCATTCCAGCAGACCTACAGCAACGACAGCCAGGCGCCGAACTATCAGGTCAACTGGCGACAGCAGCATGATGATCTAGAGCCGCCGATCCCTCGCACCTTGGAAGTGGGCCAGCAAACAACCGGCGCGCCTGTCGAGTCGCTGGACATGTCGCCGTTCTGCACCACTGAAATGCACGCTGCCCGCGCCGGCCATTACCAGCGCGCTTGCCGGTACCTGCGGACCCATGTGGCTAGCGTCAAGCTACGGCCTGGCATTCAATCCCGGTATGCCCGAGAGGGCGACATCGTGCAGGTCAAGCTGCGGGCCGAGACACCACGGCAGGTGGCCACCATTAACGAGTGGTACGAGATCGTCAGCATCGGCCGCTCGCTGTCGGGGGAAGAATCGTGGGGCCTGGAGCACTTCCCTGTTGACAACCAGGGCCGCTCACTGCTGGCCCTGGCGGTGGCCGAGGCCACGGTGCCGGGCGTGATCCTGCCCAGCCAGCAGACGGCCTCATGTGATGAGTTCGAGCGGGCAACCGACACCAGCCGCCCGCCAGGCGGCCCAGGCCCCAGCCCGCCAGGCGGCCCAGGCCCCAGCCCACGCCCCCCCTTCAGTGCCCCCACCAACCCCACCAAACCTGGGGCAGGCGGGCAGGGCGGCGGCTTTGATCGCAGCGAGACGCCCGACCGCTCACCCACGGCCCAGCCTCCACCGGACGGCGGGGGCACGCCAGCGAAGCCGGTGGGCGAAGGTGACAACCGCTGCCCACTGGGCTATAGCCGTGTTGACTTCGGGGTCTACTGGGCCG